GTTGAAGTATGGGTACATCATGGAACATTCCATGAAGAAAGTTACCTATACTTTGAGCAAGAGGTCCCGGTATAAACCGGAGTACCCCGAAGCTTCGCACGTTACCGTCTTTCACGAAGTGAAAAGGCGGCAGCGAGCAACGCCATTTGGGTTCGGACTAGCCTGGAATGGGCTTAGTCTGCGCCAGTTGGCCATCGCTGCTGCTCTCGGGTTCGTTTTTCTCCGAGATTAGCGGCGGCTGTCCGTTGTGCTCGAGCCAGGATGGCTCGAGGACCTCTTCGAGCTATCTAGGAGTGATGCACATGTCATTTGCCGATCCACAGACCATCACGATCAGTGCGGTCACCTCGCCCCTTCCTCGCACTTCGCAGGAAGGAGACGAGACTGCCTACACGTCCGCTGATGGCCTGATCCAGATGCTGGCTTCCCATACCTATGGGAAGCGCAACCGGCATCTGCTTCGGATCGACCACTCGAAGCTCACCGCTGATCCGTTCAGGCCGACGGAGAATGTCAAAGTGTCGATGAGTAACTACATCGTCTTCGACATCCCTCTCGCCGGCTACACGAACGCAGAAGCGTTGGCGGTTTACGCTGGGTTCAAAACCCAGTTCACCGCCTCGAGCGACCTACTCATCACCAAGCTACTCGCTGGTGAGTCGTAGGGCTTCCCATCCTTCATTCAAGGCACACGTCTCGCTCCCTCGGGAGCAAGTTCGTGATGCCCTAAGTGAGGTGGACCCATCACTGCGTGATGGAGAAGGCAACTACGTCTTCACGTTCAACATAGTCCTCAACCGGAAGGTTGTAGTCCTAGTTGCCGTGGTCGTAGCTCACTTTCTCTATACGATTGGAGACCCGATGTCGGATGCAATCCGGCATTTGGCCTCTCTTTGATGGGAGCCGAGTGGACCATGTGCTGACGGTCTTTTAGTCCGTCATCTCATGTGGCGAGTTACATCGTGCTAAGGAAAGATTACCTCTATGAGGAGGGTCTTTGAAAAGCCTGATGTCACTCTGGTCCTCGATGGCAGATGAATTTGCTGCCATCTGCTGCACTAGCGCCACTTCCGACAAGAAAACGGTCGGAAGGCGAGTCGAAGATGAGGGGTTATCGTTTTTAACGATAACCTTGCCTGACTTTGGAAAGGCCATCCAAAAATGGCTTGACCAAGGTCAAGTTGGCATCCACTCTTCCTTTCGTTCTGGAAGAGGAGGTTTCCCCCTATTTCTAGGAGGTTTCCTCAGCCTTATCTTCGACCGGAAAACGGGTCGGTTGCTCGACGAACCTTCCATCGATGCAATCTTTGCCGTTCGTCAGCTAACGCTGGCGTTCGGAAAGATTGAGCTTCCGTGCACGAATGCTCGGGTGCTCAAAGCGATGGATAAGTACGTTGAGTGTGAGAAGGACGTTCGTTGCACTGACATGGTTCTCAGCGAGGAAGATTTCGCTGAGTTTCAATCCATGTCTAACATGCTGTTTACGGAAGTTTTCACTCAGATGGAGAGAGATCTCCATTATGAAGTGATCCTTCCCAGGCATGGCCCAGGTGCAGTTGCAGACAAGCTTACCAGCAATGGTAAGTATAATCTGCGCACTTGGACGCAACGTCTCGAGAGGGTCTTCCCCAGCTCGAGATACCTCATTCCGAATCATCGCTTTAGCGATGTACTCGATGAGGTGAACATCCTCGAACCCGGCGCAGAAATGCCCGTGAGGGTCATATCTGTTCCTAAAACGCTGAAGACTCCTAGAATCATTGCTATAGAGCCAACTTGCATGATGTACATGCAACAAGGTCTCTTGCAATGCTTCTTGAACGCTTTCAACAGAGATAATCTGCTGAAGGCGCTGATCGGCTTGATGATCAGGTCCCTAACCAGGACCTGGCATGTAGGGGCTCGGCCGATGGCCGGACTGCTACCCTCGATCTTTCTGAGGCGAGCGATCGTGTCTCCAATCAGCTTGTTAGAAGGATGGTCTCTCAATGGCCTCTTTTGCAGGAGGCTCTTGACGCCACCCGTTCTCGACGGGCTGATGTACCTGGTCATGGCGTAATCCGCCTAGCCAAGTTCGCGTCTATGGGTTCAGCGCTCTGTTTTCCCGTTGAGGCCATGGTTTTTACAACCATGATCTTTCTTGGGATTCAGAAGTCGCTCAACCGGACCCTGACCCGCAAAGATATTGCATCATTTGCGGGATCGGTGCGCGTCTACGGGGACGATTTGATTGTCCCTGTAGAACATGTGCGTATGATCGTACAGACTCTCGAGCATTTCGGTGCTCGAGTTGGCCTGGACAAGTCTTTCTGGACTGGTAAGTTCAGAGAGTCTTGTGGGAAGGAATACTTTAATGGCCAGGACGTGTCAATTGTCCGGGTCAGGCAAGTGTTACCTTCCACGATCACTGACGCTGGCGGGATAATCTCCACTGTTTCGCTCCGCAACCGCCTATACTTGGCTGGTCTGTGGAGTACAGTGAGAGTGTTGGATAAGCTACTCACGGGGATTCTTAAAGAGTTCCCGATCGTAGCGCCAACTTCTCCCGCATTGGGCAGGGTCTCATTCCTGGGGTACGAAACCCAGAGAATGCACCCATCCCTGCATAGTCCGTGGGTACGGGCCTATGCGATCCAGGGTAAAGCCCCGAGTGACGAGCTCGGGGGGACTGGTGCCCTCTTGAAATGCCTTCTCAGGCTAGAGCACGATAGTCCACAAGGGGTTCTCGACAGTCGTGTCGAGTTAGTCCCCTGCTATCGTCCTGGCTTGGTCCGGAGCTCCCCCTCAACCGGGCCTTCCTTGGGGTTGCCAACCCTAAGTCAAGATGAGAAGCATCTGGAGCGTTCAGGACGCCCCAAGCGCGTCAGCATCAAGCTTGGGTGGTACCCCTCCTTCTAAGGGAGGTGGGGGGCGGCTTATGCCGCGTGGGAGAGCCAAAGCACGGGTCGGTAGTCATTCCGCCCGTCCCGCCACATGAATCGTTTTGTGGTGGGTGGTTCTAG